CCCATCTTTGGTCAATTTCCATACTAGTTTTGTAGACATCTTTGGTGTATTCATCCAAGAAGTCCAAGTGTTGAACGGAACCGTCGTTTGCAATGATAGATGACCAGATTTCTTGATACTCCAGTTTGTTGTCTGCATCACATTTTTCCTGAATGATTTTATCAAGGAATTTATTCTTGTTTAGATGTGCACCAGAAAGAGTGTCTTGGCGATATGCATTTGCTCTATAAGGCTCAACAGACGGGGATGTATTTCCCATGATAATAGATGAAGATGCATTTGGTGCAATTGCCATGAGATGAGAGAACCGCTTACCAGTGCCAGCAGCATCGGGTGCTTCACCACGTTCAGTGCCGAGTTGTATATTAGCTTCATCTAGTTTTCCGCGAATAAGTTTGAATGCTCTGTTGTTCAATGATTTTGCAAGCGCCGACTCAAACGCAATATTATTTTTTTGGAGAAGAGCATGAAAACCAAGAGCGCCCACACCAATGCTGCGCTCTTGTTGAGCAGAGAACCTGGCTCGGTGTACAACATTAGGAGCATTGTCGATAAAATACTGAAGTACATTATCAAGCATCTCCGCCAAGTCCCGCAAAAAAAGTTTATCATTTTTCCAATCATCATAATACTCCAAATTTACAGACGAAAGACAGCATACTGCTGTGCGCTGTTTATCTGTAGGTAAAATAATTTCAGAACAAAGATTTGATTGTTTAATGCTCAGACCTTTTTCTTTTTGAAACTCTGGCATCAAACGATTACTGGTGTCGATGAAGTGAATGTATGGTTCACCAGTTAACATCCGTGTTTCAAGAATGCGCTGCCACAATTCACGTGCGGATACTTTATCTCTTACTTCACCAGAATGCGGATCTTTGAGTTCCCATGTATCATCCGCGTTATGATCTAACATGCATGTTTCGATTAAATGCATGAAATCATCTGTAATGTTAATTCCGTGATGTAAATTCAAACAGCGCATGTTTTGATCGCCAGTTGACTTTCTCATTTCCAGAAATAAAAGAATGTCAGGGTGAGATATGTCAAGATAGGCAGCATAAGAGCCGCGGCGTGTACGACCTTGTCGGTATGCAAGCGAAGATGCATCGTAAGTACGTAAGTGAGGCATAATACCGACGGACTTATCATCAGCAGGACGAATACCCAATCCAATTCCAACACCACCTCCTAACATTGATAACCAGTTTACTTCCGATAAAGTATTGACCAAACCTTCTGCTGAATCATCCAAATAGGGTAAAAAACAACTGATAGGCAAACCACGCTTGCTACGGCCAAAAGATAAGATAGGAGTAGAATAAGAAAGCCAATGCTTAGAACTGTAATCGTAAAGCCTCTGAGCATGATCAATATCGGATGCAAAAGCTGCGGATACAAATGCAAATCTTTCTTGTGGGCTAACTTCACTTTCACGCATGTACGATTCTTTAAGTCTTTTGATTCCGAGTTCATCAAATAGTTTATCTCTCTCTAGGTCTATTTGAATGCTACTGACATCTACCATTTCTTCTCCAGTCAATCAATCTTACGTTCATAATTTTTTCCAGAATGTAAGCTTCGCTATTGCTTCTAAACCAAAAAATGTATTACTATCTATGATTTCTTGTATTTCGCTAGATGAAAATCCATTGAGTATCATCTCATTGATGTCTTTGCCCTCTATGTTATCTGGCCAAATAACGACATCATGATTTGATTTGATTGCATTTTCTATCAACTTGCAGACTTCTTTGTTGCGCTTTTCATTATCAAATACAAGCGTAATCTTTTTTGCTTGAATATTTTTTGCTGTCAATGAAAGATTCGCATCACCAGATGCTACACAATTCTTTAGAAACAAACTATCAATCGGACCTTCGACGATATATACTCGTTCATTCAAGTCTACGCGATCCATACCATAAATCAATTTATTGTCGGAATCGTTTGTACGCATTGTAACATAACGTAGTGTGCGATCACTTGTTTCTAATGCACGACCTGATACTGCAACAAGTTCGTTTTGATAATTGAAAAACGGTATGACCAATCGTGCATCTTCAATTAGTTTCTTATCGTGATCGGGTATCAGTGCATCACAAAATGCTTTGTAGTTTGAAGTAAACAACAACTTATCATAATGTTCTTGAGGTATCAGTCTATTTTCTACGTAGTTTAGACAAAAATGTCCACTTGGTAAGTCGTTGAGCCATGCCCCATGTTCAAATATACTGCGCTTTTTGATGTGACCAAATTTGGGTGGGCTGGTGACGATTCTTGGTGTATCACTACTTTTTCTGTGATATGTGTTGGCTGTTCCTGTACCCGATTTGTATTTCTCAAGTACATATTCTCCGTGTAGTGATGGATCGACATGTTTGATGAAATTTCCGACATTTGTACCTACTCCACAGTTATGGCACTTGAAGATGAGATTATTCTCTTTTGCAAAGATATAACCTCGTGCCTTGAGTTTGTTTGTTTGTGAGTCACCGCAAAATGGGCAACTCATGTTGAAAAGATTGGTATCTTTTTGCTTGAAGTTACGCAAGCGTGAAGATACCATTCTTACATATTTTGTGTCAATGTATAGAGCCATGCATTCATTATAACATTACTGCTCACAAAAATCAATTGTTAAAATAACTTTACCAAATAATCTAGTTTGATATTGGAAATAATCCATGCAACAACAATGACACCGCCGGCAACCATCCATTTCCATTGCATCAAAGACTTTAGATCGTTGTCTTCTTTTTTGTTATGCTCTGTGATATGATCACGAAGTGATTTGATTTCATCCATAATTCTGCGTTCAGTCAGTTCAATCTTGTCTGAAAGATTTCTGTCCGTGGTAGTAATCCTTGAATGAAGTTCTTTGATATCGCCTACGGTATCTTCTTTACGCTTGTCCATATCCTTGTATATTTGATTGACCATGATCGTGTTATTGTCCGCAAGCTTTTCAATAACACGATCCATCTTTTCACAAAGATCGGCAATGGTATTTACTTTCTCTTTGAGAACACCAACTTCTACTTTGAGTGCTACATCTCCGTCCATTATTTCTTCTCAGGAATTTTAGTTCCGTCTAGCTTCTTGTGGACTTTGATTGTCTTGCAAACTTCTTTTTCTTTTTTAGTTTTGTTGTCATACTCTTTGACACACACTTTCTTTTCTTCAGCAGCAAAAGCAGCCTTTGTCAGAGGTGCAAAAAGCAGAAACAAAATCATACCTACGATAGCAATTTCTTTTTTCATTTTTCTTCCTTTGAGGTAAACTTTTCAGATGCAGTAAAGCCTAGTCCACCTAGCACAATATACATCATAACATCAAACGTCGATGGATTCAACTTCTTTTCAAAAAATAATTCAGCAATAAACCCAGTAGCAAGGAGAATAAAAGCCAAAAAGGTAATTACTCTCTTGCTAGAAGGTTGTTGCTCACCTTCAGCGGTAAGCATTTGTGTCAAAAACTTTTTCATTTCTCAGGATGATCTGGTTGTGCTGGTGCTTCTTTACCACCAAAACCTAATGATACTGATGCTGAAAAAGATGGTGCAGCGTCAAATGTATTTGTTGTTGACATAAAACCTGTGCCGACTGGTACGGATGGTGCAACTGATCTTGCCACTGATGGTGGCTCAGGCGGTGGTGTATAAGGTTTGTTTGCTGCATCAATTGCTTTTGCTCTCAAGTCTTTGTCATCACCTGCAAGCATAATACCTGACAATGTACCAGTCAAGAATGTTGCGATTGGAATAATCAATTCAAAAAACTTATTGTCAACAGGACTCATACCATTCATTGGCTGAGTAACAAAAATCAAACTATACAGAACAACAAATACAATACCAAATAATGTCAAACCTAAAACGATACCGATGAAAAACTTTAGTCGTGCGTTGAGTTCTTCAGTTGTGTATCTTTCTCCTGACCATAAATCTTTTATCATTTGCATTCTCCTTTACTTGGAACTTGTTGTGGTTGTGGCATGCCGTTAGATTGACCTACTTTATTTTTCTCATAATGAGTCAAATCTTCAGGGCAAGTTCCGTTTGCACTACAGTATGGTTTTTTACATTGTTTTGTTTCCCAGTTTTCTGGATCTTGGCAAGGATAACGATAGTTTTCTGAACAAGCAGCCATTAATGGTAACAGTAGAAGTGCTAGATATTTCATCAGTGAACTCCTA